CACCCTTCGGATTCTGGTAGACCTTCTTAACCACGAGCGGCCTTCATGTTGTCAATCAGATTGGGGTATGGGCGACCAGCAGCACGGGCGGCTCGCATAGCTGAACGCTTCTGAGCCGACGTTAGCTGCTGGGGCTTGCCAGCACTCTTAGGCCGCTTCTTTTCCCAGACAGGCTTTTTCATTTCATGTCCTTTGGCTTACCGGCCTTACGCATGGCAATGGCAACCGCCTGTTTCATCGGACGGCCTTCCTTCATCAGCATCTTGATGTTCTGGCCGATGGCCTTGTCAGACTTGCCCGCCTTCATCGGCATGTTACTTAGCCTTCTTCAGCATCTTCGTTTTCATCGAGACTTCCGAGATGCGACCGCCATACTGCTTCGCATACTCTTTAGCCGCTTCCATGCCCGCCTTAGAATAAGCGAAGGTGCGGGTCTTACCATTCGCGAGAACTACCTTTGGCATCAACCAACTCCAAGTGTCTGCTGCTGTTCGTCGGTTGCGCCCAGTCGGCTTGGCGAAAGAAGCGCGCGACCCACGCCACGAGCGCGGCGACGGGCAGCGGCTTGTTTCTGTGCTTCTGTGGCTTGACTCGCCGTCGAATCTACTACCGGCTCCGGTTCAGGTGCGGGCGGAGGCGGAGGAGAAGAAGAAGGCCTGCTGAATACACCACCCATCATCCGGCTCCAAGCGTTGTGTCGATGCCCCTCTGGGCGTTCTCGCGTTCAGGAGAAAGCAGCATCCTCTGACCGCCGATCTGGCGGGCACGACGACGCGCAGCAATCTCAGCCCTCTTCTGACGCTCCTCTTCCGCCAGACGAGCCTCCTGCCGATCCTGAGCCGCCTTCAGTTCGGGATCAGGTTCCGGCGGTCGCGGCGTTTCGCTCTTCCCCCCAAAAAGTCCACCCATCAGTATATCCTCGCAAACATAATATGGTCTGCGCCATCCGCACCGTAAGAGCGCAAGACGCCTTCACAGGTGAATCCTAACGCATTTGCCCATCGAACTGCAACAAGATTGGTTGCATTTACTGTAAGCTGCAACCGTTTCAACTTCATTTCGGTGGCGATGCGGTTGAAATATCTTGTCGTGCTGCGTGTAAGTGACACCGGATAGCCATCAACCAGATGGCTAGTTAGCATCCATCCCTCCGCAACTCTGGGCCACATGAGATTAACGCCAAAGCAACAAGCCATGCCTTCAGGCACAACCGCCGTCAAAGCGTTACCACTCGCCATGTACAACTTCAGATATTCACGAAAATTCGGAATGCAATCGTAGTACGCGCGGTCGTGCGGGCGTAGGTCCATCGCCTCTGGGTGCGCCCAATGGAACGGCACCAGAGAAACATTCTGGTTGCGAAGGATTGCGCTGGTGTCAACCATCGCCTATAATCTTCTTGCACATTGTTCCGTCTCCGATGTGTGTTCTTCTCCATGTGACTGGAGGGGTGTGTTTGTCTCCGCACACCCCTCCTTTTTTTTACGCAAACACGTCGAAATCCATCTTCGCCACCGTCTGCCCAAACAGCGGCTTGCCGTTTGGGTTGCGTGTCAGGCGGCGATGCTCACCGCCACCCAGCATCAGATACCCATACGCATCGCCAACGTGCGAATGCTCGTTCTTGTTGGGAACATCGCGGAACCGTTCATGCCCGCCACCCAAGGCGACACGCTTGAAATGGTATCCGCCAGAAAGAGACTTGCGCGTCCGCACACAGTCGCGCGACACAAGCAGGCCGGGCTTGCCGTCAATGAGCCGGTTCATCGGCATCGCACCGGCCTCGCGGCGAACCATGAAATCATTCGACGCCGTGGGCTGTGCGCGCAGGCCCAGCGTCCTGAGATGATCGAATGCCGTCACCTCAAAGATTTCGTCGCGCTTGCCACCCGCAGGGTCGCCCCAGATGAACACTTCGCACTTCGGGAACTTCGTACTCAAGTCGGCCATAAGGTGATGCCCAAACCGCTCAAGCCCCATGTCGAACGCAACTAGCTCATGCACGACGTGCCAGCGACCGTTCGGCATCTTCTGCCCAAACACCGCCGCTGGCGTCAGACCAAAGTCCAGCCCCACATGGACAGGAAACGTCGGCTCAATCTCAACGTCAGACGACATCAGGCTGTCGCTGAACTCAGGCCAGACCGGCTTGCCGTCCTGTACATAAACGTACTGCGCCCCGGCATAGCATTGAATCCAGTCCAGCGTCTTACCGGCAAGTTGCTGCTCGTAGTACCCCGGCGGAAGGTTGTTCGTATTCTCCGCCTTCTCGTTCATCAGCCAGTATTTGCCAGCCGCGAAGATCGCATCCTCATGCTCCTTCGTGCCTTCCTTCACGCCGCCGGGCTGCTTGTAGAACTTCCACGGGTACTTGCCGCGAATCGGATTCTTCTCCGCCAGATTCGGCCACCAATGATCCGAGTCCATCGGGTTCGTGGACATCCAGACGCCGCGCCACGGACAGCCGCCATGCTTCTTCGTCGGGTAGCGTCCGACGCGCGAGGTCAGACCATCGACCACCGCCTTCGGCAACTCACGCGCCTCGTCAATAAACCCGCCGGTCAGTTCCAGCGACAGCAGCTTTCGCACGTCGCGCGGCTGATCCAGCGCAAGGAAGATCACCTCGCAGTCCAGACCCGGCGCACCGTCACGCGGCGGCAGCTTGATATGATGCGTAATGGGCGGCGACCAGCGCATCTCGCCCCATGTGTTCTCAGGAAATATTTCCTGCCACGTCTTGATCGTGGTGGTACGCAATTCGGGGTAACTATTTCGGATAACCGCAAAGCGCGTGTACCGGATATTGTCCTCCGGCGACGGCGGCTGCTTCACGGCACGGAGCATGACCTCTGCCAGACTGGCATACGTCTTGCCGCTGCCGACCGGCCCCATCAGCCCGCGCACAAAGCTGTCGTCGTTCAGAAACTTCCAGACGGTCGGGCTTTCGCTGAAGTCCAAGTTCAGGCCCGTCAAGGCGTCCGTGCCACCACTCCTGCGGCGGCGCGGAGACCGATCCGTCGCCCTACTACTCCTCGCCATGCCCGTCACACCCTATGCGGAACCATTTCGTGCCGCATATGCCACAGTAAACCGACGCAGTGCTGTCATACGCCAGACCTACGCTGAAGAACTCACAGGCCGGGCAGCGCACAGGGGTATCATAGAAATGAATGTAATGCCCGCGTATGTGATCAGACTCGCCAGCTATGGATTCAGCCATCTGTCTGCTCCTGCTCGTCTTCTTCAATAACCTCATACGTCGTCGTCTTCGGCCCCGTCACATTGATCCCAATCATCGACGGGCGCGTCTCGTCGCTGTTCGGCTCAAGCAGGCCGCGATGCTTCGCCAAAAGCCGCAAGGCCGACAACTTGTCGTGCATCTCGACCTCGATGCTGTTGCCATGCTCATTCGGCGTAATCTTGACCTTCTTGATCGACCGTCGCGCGCGTTCCGATAACTCATCAGACGGACGCACCTGAACCCGACCAAGCATGTCCCACGATAGTACGTCAGTGATTTCGCCCGTGGCAATAGCCTCAAGCTCATCAATCACCGATTGCTTGCGGGAATCGTCCTGAGACGCAAGAGCGGCGCGCGCCCGCCTAACAGTCAGTGGCTTCGTCATACTCAGATACCTCGGCCCCAAGGGCGGCGTAGCCCGCGATGTCCACCCAGCTATCAGTGTGGCCGGGCGTGTGGACTAGGCGGGCCAGCTTCAAGGCAACCATCATAGCCGCAACTTGTGATGCTGTCACCTCGGTGCCGAGGATCACAGACCATAGCGTTGCTATGCGTGTTAAGTTTGACGTCGCATCGCCGTAGGGTTCGCCACGAGCGGTGGTTGCAGCCTCGGCTGCGTTGAGGAGCGCGCGTCTGTCCATGTGTGTGTCCTTTTCCCTAATGAGCTTCGCCGCGTTCTATAAGAGCGGCGTGAAGGAGTAAACCAGCGTAAATACGCGGGTCGTCCTGTTCGCGGGCAGTCTCGCGGACGAGACGCACTTTCGCCTTGCGCCATGCCATGTGCGCCTCATGCGGGCAGGTGAAGACGCCGAGGTGTCGCTTTTTCCCTCCTTCTGTGATATGGGCGGTGAACTTCTTGCACGACTTTTCCCAATACACCCCAATCGGCCATTCGCCGCGCGCGGCGCCGCAGTCGGTGAGCAGCTTGTTAAGCGCTTGTGGCACGAAGACGCATGTGTCGGGCGAGTAGACTTTGTTTCCCGGCGCGATGATGTCCTTATCTAGATGCTTCCCTTCCCAATCCTGCGGCTCCATCCATGCGCGGAACGCCATGAACGAGTGCCATTCCTCGCATACCGTGACGCCGATGTAGGTGGGGAAGCGGGCGTGGTACGCGGGGGAGTAGGCGCGTTTGAGCATCTCGGTCCATGCACGGTAGTACGGACAAGGTAGCCGCTTGCCGTCTGGTCCTCTGGGGCGAACAGTATAATCCGCGTCGTTTGTGCCGACGCCGTGGACTTTTCGTGGTTTCTTCATTTTGTGTGTTCTCCTGATTTTCCTGCGAAAATTTTGTGGGGTACCCCCATCAATACAGACGAGGGGCCGGGGGGCAAGGGGTCGCCTTGCGGCGGCGATGGCGGCCTTGCTTGCGTCTAGCGGCGGCGTACACAGGCAAACGGTCGTTTGCTTCATGTATGGCCTGCAATCCGCAAGGCCACGTCGCCGAGAGAAGGGACGCCAGCCCTACGTCTCAGCCATTCGTCGCAGGTTGCGGCGGCGGCGGCGTACACTTCCGGCGCGGTAACGCCGGACGCGGCCAGCTTGCGAGCGTGGCCCATCTCGTTTCCGGGTTGTCGCGACTGGCCGAGCCGGGCTTCGACGGCGCGGGCGAACGCTACAGCGAGCGTGTGAGCGACACCTTCCAGATCGTCGCCATCCCCAGACCCCTTATCGTTATTGTGTGTGTTGGGTACCTCTGAGGCTGGCGCAAGTATTAGGCTGGTTTGTATTTCCTCCCACGTCGGCAAGGGCGCGTCGGGCGCGTAGAGTACCTGATATCTGTTAATCCGCCCAAACTGCGCGTACTGTTTCTGGAAATCCTTTGCCAACAGACGGCGCACATAACCTCTACGGACCAGCTTCGTGATGAGGCGCGACACGTTGCCGGGGTCTATGTTCGTTATCTCGCCAATGGTTTTGACGCCCGGCCAGCAGACGCCGTAAGAGTTAGTGAACACGCACAGCGCGGCCAGCACTTTAAACTCACTGATGGTCATCTTGCGATCCAACAGCGCCCGCACTGGCAAAACGGACCATTGGCGCTTGATTTCCGGCGTATCAGAACGGGATTTCATCGTTTAATTCCACCTTTTCTCGCGCTTCCACGATTTCCGCGCCCGGAAAAGCCACCAGAGCTTCCGTCACAAGCCCCTTACC